CAGCTGTACCAGCCGCTACTACTAATAATAATGGGTTCATCATCACGACTGAATTAAACGCTGCCATTGCTGCCCGCATACCACTCATCAATCCACCGCCTTGAGCAATATGAGCATTCATTGCCTGAAATCCAGCATTAACACCATTTTGCAATTTGTCAGATGCATCATCAAGTCTTAATACATTTTCTAAAATAGCACCTCCCGGTAACGAATCAAACATATTAGATATATTTTGCCCTAACTCTCCTGCTTTACCCGAAGCTTCTTCAAAAGCTCCTTTCATGGCGGCGTATTTTGTTGTATTCAGTAATGCATCTTGAGCTTCCAAAGTTTTTTGTATCTGATTAGCAACATCTAATGACTCTTTAATTGTCCGGCCTTCTACAGTACGGCCATCAACTATTTGCTGTAAACTTTTTAATTCCTTTATTTTTTCAGAATTTTGTTTTTTTGCTAAATCAATTTGGTCGCGATCTAAATTGAAAATATCACCTTTTACGCCAAGTAATGAATCAGCTTCCGTTGTCAATTGACCAGATATATCAAGTATATCATCTAATAAACTTTTTCTACGAGCTTCTAATTTATTTATAGCATTCTGTTTTGATTCTATTTTTTGTTCAGTATCAAGTGCATTTCGCAGTTCCTCAACCGTTTTAATTTTTTTAGATAAAATTTTATCGAGTATTTTGTCTTGAGCTTCTAAACTTATATTCTGATCGCCGATTAGTTCTGTCAATTGTTTTGACAGTGCAATCTGTTCTTTAGTGATTTCTTGATTGATATTTTGTTTATCAGCACGCGCCATCTAAATTAACCTTATTTTTTATTATGTTTTGATGCGAGTAATTTTCGTTGTTTTTTGAGACGAGTATTTAATGTTTCTAACTTTTCCATATTATAATGCAAGTCTTGTAAAGCAGCTTGATATTCTGGAAAATCATGTTCATCTTCTACGGCATCTTTTACAACTTTTTTAAATTTACCTCCGAATAAAAAGTTTAGAATAGTGGAACCTATACCCAATCCTTCATTGAGTTGTTTATCTAATTTATTGATTTGTTTTAGCTGTTTTGATTCAAACTCGTCCAATCTCATAGCACGCCTTTTCTTTTTTTAATAAATATGGTTATCTACCAAATTTGGGAGGCGTTGCACGTTTAGATGATGTCTGTGCTTGTCTATTAGCTTTTTCTTGAGCTTTATTACGATCTTTAAAAATCTTATTGATTTTATTGATATAATACACACGTAAATATACTGGCATATCCGTTACGTCGGAATATGAAAATCCTTTGCCATAATAGACTAGATCAAATATTTGATCATATACATTTAATCTATACTTTTGAGTCAGGCCAAAAAAAGTCCAATCCGATGGTAACGCTATCGCGAAAGGGTTCCGCGGTCTCCTCGTCGAAGCATTCGATCTCTAAATTAATATCAGGAGTACATTTTTTCAATTCATTACGTATATGCCGTGAATCGATTGCAAATAATTCATTATCAACAAAATGACGAATTGTTTTCAAATCGCGATCACCATCAACTGATGTGATAATATGTTTAAGTAATGTTGTTATCGTAGCATCTTTTTTAATTTTAACTAGGCTTTTCATTTCCTCGTCAATTTTACGCTGCATACCTTGAGTTACTAATCGAATAGTTACATTACGTTTTGATGCTGGTAACTCTAATTCATATTCACCATTTTCTGAAATTAGCGACCAATCAATTTCTTTATCTTCAATTTGAGTCAAATCTACATGAACTGTTTGGCGATTACCAGATGGAGTAGTCACATTTACATCATAATCTTTACCGTAACCTAAAACTCGTGCAGCGATCATTACAGCATTTTTATCACCTACTAATAAATCGTCATAATCAAATTGAGTAACAATTAATGACTTGAAAAGTTTATCTAATACAACACCTTGTTTAATATACGATTGATTAGTAAGAATATCCTCCTCCTTAGCGGTCATGTACTTCATTTCAATTGTACCATTTGATAAAGGATGGCCTTTAGGATAAAATCTTCCTTTAGATGGTAGTTGAATAATTTCTGTTGGAAATTTATGAGTCTGAGCTGATTGAGTATTTTCAATCACTTGCTTTGCCTCAAATTGAGCAATTGCCTTTGCCTTTAACTCGGCATCGGATAAATCGATATTCTTTTTAGGGTAATCATCGTTAAGTGTCGTAGACATGTTTCTCCTTTATAACTTTATTTAATATAAATATACAGTAACTTTATTCTTCTGGTAATATCGCTTTTACTTTAGTTACGATCTGCCCAAATTCTTTTGATGTAATTCCAAATGCAATAGCCATAGCTGCCATTACAGCTGCTTTCTGACCTGCATTAGTTAATTCTTTAACTGAGTCTGGATCTTCTATCATATCAATGATCTTACCACGAATATTACCACCAATAGCCTTTAAAGCCATGTTGAGATTTTTAATGATTTTAGGATCTGTAATTTCTTGGCCATCTGGTCCTTTTGGAATTACATCAGCTTCTGATAATAAATTACGTCTAACTTCTTCACGTATAATTTGTCTCAATTGCTTTTCAGTCATCTTATTTCCTTTTATTTAATATAAATATTACACATAAAAAAAAGCCTCGCCGAAGCGAGACTTTAATTTTCGACCAGGGACATCCCAATCCATATTCTTAGAATTGAAGAATTGCGTAATCGTATTTCAATGTAAGTTCGATCATTAAAGGATCTTCAGATGACCAATCTAAATCACCAAATGTTGCTGATGATATAAATGCACCTTTCAAAGTCCATTCTTCAACTTTATCACCTACAGGTCCTAAAGTATTGAATGTGATATCCTTTTTATAGAAATCTGAATATCCATCTCTACCAGTTACTGATTCGTGATGTAAACGAACCCATTCCATTACCGCTTGTGCTCCTGATGGTACGACTGGGTCATATAATGATACGGTTACGTCTTGCCATCTAGATTTACCTTTCAACTTTCTTTCAACGTTGATGTGGTCTAAGATAACCTCACCTTGGTCGATCGACGGTCTTGAAGCAGCTTTCACGAGGTAAGACGGAATACCCTCGATATACATAATGAACCGGTTTGACATTTTTGGTTCATATGCCGTATAAAATATCTCGGTTGGGTCAAGTAATTCTGCCATCTTTTCTACTCCTTTAATAATTTAATATAAATATGTCCTCGCTACTATTCTGGGAACGATGCTCCGGTAGGTAAGATATTAAAGTCAATGATAATGAATTCAGCTGTCTTAGCAGGTTGCAAATAAATAGCTCCTCTCATTTCATTTCTATCAATTACATCCGGTGTATTGTTAGTCTCATCCATTACTACTTTAAATGCATACAAACCTTGGCGTTGCTGTACTGATTCAAAATATGGATTAACGATTGATAAGAATCTGTTTCTTGTTGCCGCTGTATTATTTTCAAATACAAGGAATTTAGTAGCAGATGCAACAAATTTCTTAGCAGCAATTAATAAACGTCTTACGTTAACACGATCTAATGCCGATGCCTTTTTCTGAAGAGTTTTTTGTCCATAAACAACAACACCTGCATTAGGGAAAGTTGCAATTGGATTCACAGCTGCTTCATATAATGTATCACGATTCGATTGAGTTAATTTTCTTTCTGTTTGTACGGCGATATCTAATGCACCACGATTCAAACCTGCAGGAGCATACCATGGAGCAGCTACTCGGTCATTAAATGCATATACACTTGGAATCAATGTCGATGCCGGCACCCAAACATTACGACCTAAATCAGCATCTGGAATTTTTACCCATGGCCAATAAACCGCCGCATAATTAGTATCACGAGCTTCTGCTTTTGCTGTTGCTTGACCAATTGTTGCTCCATATTCAACCGGATCGATTAATAAGAATGCATCTGCACGAGATTCCATTGATGTTAATGCCGTCGAAAGTATAGTCGCATGGTTTGCATAGTTATCAACCAATCCTGGTAATACTAACAAGTTAATATCATATTCATCTTGGTTTTTCAATAAATAAATAGCATCTTGATAAGCTGTTTTACCAGAACCAGCTATACCTAAATTAAATCCTTGAGTATTTGTATTTTCAATATCATCATAGAATCGTTTTGGATGTGCTACAGTACCATCAGATCCTCCAGAGAATGTACCAGATACTGCCGCAGGCAATGATGCGGATAAAGCATTATCACGAATATTACCATTTGCATCTAAATAGTTATATGTAGTTTTCAATACTTCAACACGAACTAAACTAGAACGATTTCCATATGAACCTGATAATTGCAAGAATGGATCAGTTGTACCAGAATCTCTTAATGTATAAACTTGGTCACCAATTACTTTTGCAATATAGTTACTAGAATTAGGATCTAATGTTAAGTTATTATATTGTTCTAAAATGATTTTTCGCTTGCTAGTATCATCACCGCGACGAATTAACAATGTAAATGTACCCTTAGTAGTATTCACACCAGCAATTTCCCAGCGTAAATTGTTTATTGTACCATTAGTTAATGCATTATTTGTACCTTCTGATCCAGAACTGTTTTGATCAGCGCCGTCAGACAATGTATATAACTTAAATGAATTTTGCAGTGCAGATCCATATGTACGTACATTAGCGGAAGCAGGTCCATATGCACCAGCTAATATTCTAACAACGGTCAATGTATCTGCATATTTAAGATACTCTTGAGCCATATAGTTAGTCAAGTATTTGTAATTTCTTTCTTGTGCTCCAGAACCACTAGTAATTACACCACCAAATTTTTGTACAAAATCTGAATAGCTAGTTACTATGATTGGAATACCGGCAGGTCCTTTCGCAGTAGGTCCGATTACAGCGGCACCGATTGCAGCGACGCCAGCAGGTAAAAACGATTGGTCTACCTCGTTTGTAAATACCCCAGGCGATACTATTCTTTCAGCCATTAGTTTGCTCCTTATTAATTGTTATCTACATATAAATATCTGTGTAAGGAGCCAAACATGCATTAAGATGCAACAAATTCCCCAGACTCAATATTTAATGTACCTGTACCATACTTATCAGTTAATTCTTTAACTAGATCAGTTTCTTTTTGTTGTAATTGTTTATATTCATTAATCGCGGCAACTTTTGCACCTTTTAATGATTCTAGTTGCTCTTCTGTTGAAATCAATTCCATTTCAATTTGACCTAAACGATATACTAGTTCTGTACCTTGCTCGCGCATTTCATTGATCAACGCTAAATGATTTTCTCCGATAACATGTTTTTCTGACATAACTTTTCCTTTTATTTAATATAAATATACAATACTTCTTAATAACCACCTGGTGGAGGATCATCTACATTAGCATTAAATGATGTTGTTTCATTACCAAATGTAATTTTTTTAATAGAGTACATTTTACGTAAATTTGACACCCGCAATTCATATGGCATTAACATTGTACCTTTAACTGTCAATGGCAATGATGCTCTTACAATACGATCTTCGCCTATAGTATTAATACTTTCAAAAGAATAATCAGATATGAATGTCGGAAACTTCCAAGTAGTACCCCAAGCAAATCCATTCAATGGCATAACTTGTTCTATAATGGAATTCATTTGATCTGTATATTCCGTCCATATTAATAAATCATATGAGACATCTACAAATTCTGGTACTGGTGATAAATAATATTCTTGGCTCGGCTGTATTCCTTGTAATACCGAAAATCTATCATACTTATTACGTTTTGTAAATTTATTACGATGTATATATTCGTTACCTGATGGGTTACGATTTACTGCCAATGTTTTTAACGTTGGTCTATCAGTCATTGAATTTCGTCGTAAACCAATGTACGGTGTCATTATCTTTCCACGGTCATCTAACACATATCCACGTTTTTGATATTGTGCCCATTTTTCACCATTTGCATAAAATACTGGGACATCGATAAGTGCATTATTTTCTATGATCTGCGGTTGTATAGTTTCGCGTATATAAGACATAATCGCAAAGTCTATATCTATAATAGTACATTTAGGTGTCTTTACGACATCATCATCCCTTCGGATTTGGTCCACATTACGTTTGGTAGTATTCGCAAATAGATCTTTATTGTCCGTAAATGTACTATACGACCGTCTAAATTCTCTATTTTTTTCTATCTCACTCATAAATTCCTAGGTATATTATTTAGTTTATTAATACCACTTCTCACCGGTTGTATATTCAATCGGTTCTTTCTGGTTACATGAGTGTCTACTATAACAGATACAGGCCATCCAAATTCACCTCGCAACCCTAAATCAAATCCTAAGTCTTGTTCTGGATTCGTGCCGCGGAAATATTGCGTCGATGATGTGTTATCGATTTCAAAATATTCACCGTCATATTCAATGATATCACCAACTTCCAATCGAA